ACAAAAACTTATAAAAAAATTAGACAGGGTGTTTAGTGAGTACATAAGATTAAAACACGCTGATCATTCTGGTAATTGTAAATGTATTACTTGTGAAAAAACTTTTCATTATAAGAATATTGATGCTGGTCATTTTGTTAGTCGTCGCCATATTATTACACGTTTCGATGAACTAAACGTTTTTCCTCAATGTAAATATTGTAACAGATTTTTAAATGGTTTACAATACGAATATGGCAAAGCTATTGATTCCCGCTATGGTAAAGGAACTGCAGATAAATTAATGGCTAAAAGTAAATCAAACGAAAGATTAGAAACAGAAAAAATTGAAGAATTATTTGCTTTTTATAAAAAAAATTTAATAACTTTGAAAAATAAATAACACACAAATGCAATTAAATAATATAATCACAAATACAAAACCTGTTGCTGACTCATTTGTAAACGACCAATTAAAATGGCGTAGAGAACGCATCGAGAAACTTACCAAAGAACGTAACTTATATAAAAAGGCTTACGAACAAGAATGCAAGTATGTAAGAACACTTAGCGAATTAGTTAATTTTATGATTTCAGATATGGAAAATGTAGTTGGTACATTACCTCACGCTGAAAAATTAAAAGAAACATTAGAAAAACATATAAAAGAACAAAAAGATGGCACTAAAAATAGTAACACCAAAGACTGAATATACATCAACAATAAAGTCAATTCAACAAGGAAAAGACTGGGAGGGTGACGATAAAGTTATCAGAACAGAATATAAAGTAGAACTAGCTAATGGACAAGTTCCAATATTCAATATTAAAACTAGCGATAACAATCCTAATAGAACGTTTCCTTATAAAAGCGGAGATGTAATCTGTTACGATATGACAGAAAAAGAACAGTTTAATAAAATTAGGCAGTTCGGTAATTTAAACATTAATAAAACAAAAGCAATGAGCGAACCAAAAGCAGAAAAACAAACAAGCAGTACCCCAACCAGTACCCCAAAACCTTATCTCAACAAGAAAGTATCGCATTGTCGGTATCGTTAAAACTTGCTAAAGAAACTTTTGATAGCGAACTCTGGCAATCTTATAACAAAATACAAGTTAAAGGAAAAACAAAAGCAGAAACAGAAGAGAAAACTAAACAAGCAATCTCTGCTGCAAAACAATCAGCTCTTCAAGAGATAGGTCAAATCACAAGAATATATTTTAAAACATTAACAACTAAAGTCGAATAACAATGGATCCAATAGAAAGAAAAAGATTACGAGTAGAGAAATTGATTAATGATTTAAGGTCATTATTTACAGAAAAAGAATTAGGTGTATTAGATTTACCTGAGGAATCGAAGTATGGTATAAAACCTAACTACACTTATGGTATGTTTTTTAATAAAGCAAAGCAAGATTATTTTGTAGCTAAATTAGATGTTGACGTATATGGATTTATAATGTATTTACTACACGAAAAAGTCAGCGAACATATATTAGACAACAGTGGTAAAATGAAAATTACTATAAAAAATAACAAACCTAGACCAGATAAACCACCTGGAATGCATGGTTCGTTAGATAGTAACGAATGGAAAAAAAATCAAAAAGAGCTCACTAGCAAGGAACATAGTCCTGATAGAGCAGTAACCTCTAACGCTAGTGACGATGACCTCCCATTCTAAAGGTTTAGTAACATACAAATCACAAGTAGATAAGTTAAACGCCATTAGGCGTGGCGAAATACAAGAGGGTTTATCATTAGGAATTGAGTCAATAGATGAGTATTGGAGATTTAAATATAATTCTTTCAATATAGTTTTAGGACACGCAAGTACTGGTAAAACAACAACTCTACTGTATATGCTTCTTTTGTATTCTATAAAATATGGGTTAAAGTTTTTAATTTATAGTGCAGAAAACGAAGCAACTAGCATAAGTAAAAAGTTAGTAGAATTTTTAACAGGTTTACCATTTCATAAAATTGATGATAAAACTTGGTTAGAAAAATTAAAATGGGTGGATAAACATTTTAAGTACATTGACATCGATGAAGTTTATACTGCTACAGAATTATTGAACAAAGCATCTGAAATAAAAACAGATTTTAATTATTCGGCATTAATGATAGATCCATATAATTCTTTATTAAGAGATAAGGAAACAATGAAATCACACGGTGCGCACGAGTACGATTATGCTGTAATGTCAGATATGCGTTTATTTACAAGAAGAAATAAGTGTTCAATATATTTAGTAACTCACGCAGTTACAGAAGCGTTAAGGCATAGGCACCCACACAACCATATGTTTGCCGGTTATATAACACCACCAAGTGCAGGTTCAGCAGAGGGTGGAGGTAAATTTTTAAATAAGTCAGATAATTTTATGATCTTACACAGATATACAAATCATCCTGAACTTTGGACCAATACGTTTTTAGCAGTAATAAAAATAAAAGAGATTGACAGTGGCGGTAGACCTACACCATTAGATAACCCGATAGTATTTAAATCAATAGCTAATAATGTTGGCTTTAGTTTAAATGGTAAAAATTTATTACATTTAATTAAAAAGCGTTGATTCTTGAAAAGGCATTTGAAAAACATAAAACGTGGGTCAGGGTAGTTGTATCATTTGGCTGTAATAAAGAAACCGCCGAAGATATCGTTCAAGAAGCGTATCTAAAAGTTCACGATATGACACTAAAAGGCAAAGACCTTTGGTATAAAGATGAATTAAATTATTGGTATATGTATAAAATATTAAGACATTTATATTTGCATTTAAAAATAAAAGAATCAAAAATAAAGATTGCAGAACATTTTGCTAAAAATGAATATGGTCAAACTAAGAATATTTGGAGAGACGAAGAAGTTTTAAAAGCACCTACGTATGTAAACTATAAACAATTTGATGAAAAGTTTGAAAAGGTTTTATCAGAATTAACTTGGTATGATCGAAGCATTTTTGAGTTGGTTAGTTCAGGTAAAAAAATATCAGAATTAAGTAGGGAAACAAATATAAATTATGTATCATTGTGGAATACATATACTAAAGTAAAAAATTATTTAAAATCTAAAATAAAAAATTATGATTGGTTTAGGGGATTTGATAGAAAAAGTAATTAGAGTTATAACATTT